CTTAAATTATATACTTACTTATCTCAAGAACTCTCTCCAATCCAGGTCATACTGGATTGAATTTATTCTATGTACACCTATCAAATACAGCACATAACTCGCCACACTTGATCCACGTCCTACCCCCCAAACAATGTTATTCTCACGCATAAAGTCTACAAGATAAACCATATAGCGTAGTAAGTCAATCATACTACGCTTTCTGTATTCTTCATATTCTTCAGAAACTCTTGTCCATTCTTTTGTCGTTAAGACATTATTATCATCTGGGTCTTGTAGTTTTTCCATTAAAGTTGCTTGTAGCCAGTTTAATACATTTAAGTTTTTGTATTCTTCAGGCATAAACCATTCGCCTTGACACACACCGTCAAAAGTCTTTTGATCTACATCTAGTGAGATATACTTTTGCAATGGATCCATACCTTGTTCTTCCATTGCACTATTAAACTTATCTACGTCATCACTTGGATCACATAGTACAACGTGTACTTTATCGCTATGACCACTATAGATCATATCGATAAGATCGCGGTTAGAGAATCGTGGTATTCCTAAAGAATCTGTTTTCATAAGCATATGTATATATTAACTGATATTAATCAGATTGTCAAGAGAATTATCGTCATCCCCTTGCATTTGTTTTTGTTTTTGGGCTTCTAATGCTCTACGTGTTCTTGCTTCGTCTCTATAGATTTCTAAAAAGTTAGAAATTTGTGCTTGTACACTAGGATTGTGGGTTAAAAAGTATTTGCGCTGGAGGTCAATTATTTTATCCTCCAGCTCATTAATTGATAGTTCAGATAGATTTTTTATTAACGGATTATGCATCTGACGATTTAGCAAACTGTCCTAAATAATTTGCATACACTGTTGTTCCTGAATCATAACTCCATAAGTCAATTATGACAGGTTGTGTTGAACTATTTACAACTACAGGAGCAGAATCATCTGAGGATGAATCACCGACAGGTAATGGCCAATCAGAAGTTTTATAAATTGCTCCATTGTTTGCTGATACTAGCCTTACAGTAATAGGATTGTCATTTCCGTATATATGTAACGATACTCTAGCAACTCCGTCATTTGTATTTCTAATAGGCCAAGATTCCAATGAAAATGTAATAGCTTCTGTAATTTCTGGTCCTAATGTATACACCTGATAATGGCCTCTACCAATGTCTACATTTACTTGTGTTTGTTCATTCCACGTTTGGTTTGGCTTTAATTTAGACGTAACATTATCTAAAGAAGCATTTAAAATACTGCTTTCTCTAAAATTGTTTTCAACTACACCGTTATTTTCATCAGTGACTTTTGCTGTTTGATCTTGCAAAGATGTTATTTCGCTTTTAGCTGTTAAAAGTCCATCTTTGATTATTTGAAAATTATCACGAAACCCTTGAGTGTCGTTGTCAACACCTGCTACAGGATATGCTGCATCAATTGTTTCACTTACTATGTTACTGGCCATTTTTATTCCTCATTGTAAAAGTATTTATCGTATTTAAGTATTGAACTGATAATTTGCGAACACAATATACTGTTCTTCGTTTGAATCTTTTGAACGTTTTAAAATATATCTATCAATATCAAAGTCCATAACCTTAGGGTCGAACTCAGAATTATTTATATTTCTAATAATATCATCTGCTGTTCCTGGCAAGCAATAACACAACGGTACTGCACTTACATAATCTAATTCTTGTAAACCTTGTTGTGCAGTTCTCATCCATAGCGGAAGATAGTTTCTTTCGTTTTTACCAACTTCTTTTAAGTTATCTCTCATATTTTTTATATTTGAAATATATCGAACATCATCCTTACTATTACTTACTTTTATAGCATCGGAATCTGATTTAATTGTATTAGTAGGATTTGGTCGCAGTCTATACGGTTCGGCTGGTGTAGTTTCTAGTATTACTTCAACAGACCCATTTCTGACTTCTAATTCAAAGTCATTGTTGTCTACATTTACATCTATAGCGTTGCCTTCGCGTGTTTCAATAACCAAAGTTTCGTTTTCTACAAAAACAAATCTAACAAGTTGTCTTCCATAAACTGGTAATTGATCAGCACCTAATCCAGTTTTAGTTACATCATCTTTACCTGCGTACTGTATAGAATCCATTGTAACTTTTTCTTCTGTGTTTATACGGAAGCTTTTTCTAGTTTCGCCTTTTTCTGGCATAGCCGGATCAACAACATCTATATAAACTACTTCATATATAGTTTCGCCTGTTACAGGATCTTTAGCCTTTGCACTTTTAATATCACCTAAAATATATTTTTTTCTTTTGTGATTTTTTGCAGAAGCAGCTACAAATTTATCTACATCAGTTGCTTCTATGCCTGCATACACTAACACTTCTGGAACTTCTTGAATACCAAATTTTGGATCAGTTGGTCTGTATATTTTTGATGGTGTAAACACATCAGTATTACTTACAAAATTTTTGTAATACTCACGTTGATCTATAGGCAGTAATGGCCTCATAATTACATCAGTATATACTGTATTGTCTAAGTCTGCAACTTTTAAAGTGAATTCTTTTTGAATTGCAGTATAATCAAATCTATCTTTTGCCTTTATAGTAAACTTATATTCTCTATCAAAAGTAGTGTCTCCTGGAAGTTTACCATCCCAAGTAACTGTTTTGTTTTCGAAAGTAGTTAGTCCAGGATTTGTTAGTGTTCCAAACTGTCTTGCTGCTCCTAAAATTTCTCCAGTGTAAGATAAAGTCATACCGAACGGAAGTTTTCCTGCTTCTAGTGTATAAACCATTTTTGTATCAGGAACAGTTGTTTGTGCTACAACTTTTAGTGTTGAATCAAAATTAGCATTAATAATTCCTAGATTACTATCAGTAATCCAATTGATGTTAGTGTCAACTTCTCCTAGAATTTTTATTTCAAATGTTTTCTTACTCGATGGTATGTTTACAGGGTCTTCACTTGTAACAATAATATTTTTAAAGAATGCGTCATTTTTAAATAGTCCAATACCTACATTAGAGCCACTTTGTATTTGGCGAGATAAATTTCTATCTAGCAAAATTCTATCTTCGTTGTCTCTTACTAGTTCTACTGTAATGTCTGTACTATCTGTTCCTACAAAAAATTCTTTTATGTTACCGATAATTCTAGATCTACTGGTGCTAGGTATACGTATATTCCATACGTTGTTTGTAATTCTTCTTACATATGATTTAGAACCATAAGTGGCCTCGAACGCTTGTTCTGTTGCTCTAATTCTATTTACTAAACTTAGCTTTTCTAAACTCTCTGCAACTTCTATCCATTTAGTTTGATCAAAGTCAACTTGTGGTTCACCTTGATCGTTTAAAATAAGCTCATTGTTTTCATTAAGTATAGGTGACATACTATGTGTAACTGTACATCTAAATATTCTTCCGTTGCCGCCACTTTCTAATGGCCATATTGCAAAGTCACCTACGTAATAATTTTCATATATCTCCATTATTTTAGGAGAAGCAGCAGGATAAATTTCGTCATTAGATGGATTTGTCTGTCTAATATTATATTCTATGTAAGGAGAAATATTGCTTATTACATATGATTCAGATTCGCTAAATTTTAAAGTTCTTGACTGATATTTGTCTTTATTCTTTTCTGATAATCTGCTAACAAAGAAATGATCAGATCCTGAAGATGATGTTCTGCTTACTAATAGATTAATTTTTGGAGCAATTGTTTCGTCAACAACTATTATATCGTAATCTAGATTTCTATCATCTACACTTACAACTTTGTATAAATTTCCTTCTATTAAAACGTCTTGTCCTACTAGTTCAAATAAATCATTAATACCGTCAGCTGTGCCTGTTAAATCAGTTTTGTATATCTTAAAACTATTTTTCCCTAACAATGTATCTTCATAAAATGTTCCAAATATTGTTAAAGTTTCTAAGTCAGATACTCTGCGTGTTGCTCTTACAGTAAATTTATAGTCTTGTATAATTGCAGGTTGATAAGGAATATTTCCGTAAAGTTCGCCTGTATTTTTATCTAAACTTAACCCTTTAGGAAGTTCACTTACTGATTCGTCATCGTTTAAATCTTCTAAACTATAAGTTACGGCACCTTCTAATGTTGGATTGTTAATAATATCTAATACTATTGTAGTATAATTATTAGCCCTTCTATAACCTAAATCTCTAGGAGTTATCCAGGTTGGATTTCTAACATTAGTTGCATCGGCATTAAACAATGTAGTGCCTGCTTCCATTTCTGTGTTATCAGCTTTTAAGAAGTCATCTCCTACGACATAAATTCTAAATTCTCTGCGTTCAATGCTATTACCGTCACTTACTGTAACTGCAAACGGATAGTAGCGATTTAATTTAATTAAGTTACTACTTGGTGTTACAGTGTCTGGATCTCTTGTACCGTAGTAATCACTTACTGCTGCATAGTCCATTGGTAATGCACTATACGGAGCATCGTCATATCCTCCGCCTTCAAATCTTTTATCTAAACTTAGTAACGGTTCTGTTACGCCATAAATTCTTCCGTCTTCGGTTAGCGTTATGCCCGGAGGTAATACACCATCACCGTCAGCAATAAAGTATCTTAATTCATCTCCTGCACTCAGATCTGTATCTGTAGCTTGTAATTGGAAATCGATATACTCGCTATCTAAAATATAAAAAGTGTTGTTCGGTCCTACAGGTAACAGGCCAGGTGAAGTAAGCCAGGTCGGAGCATCAGGTCCTGAAACAGCAAGCTCGATAGTTTTATCTTCAAAAATATTTTTATATGTTGCTCTTATAACTGCATTAAATGATTTATTGTAGGCAACTTCGTACACTGTACCCACAACGTTATTATCTTCAAATCTCAGTCCCGGCGGCAATTCACCGCTTATAAGTTCTGTTTGAATGCCTTCTATATTATACAAAGGTAACGGAATGTTAACTATATTCCTTTCAATTAGTGTTGATAATCTTTCACCAGTATTTGATTTCCATAAGCTATTGCTAATGATTGCTTCTTCAGGAACTGGTGTATCAAATGTCTTTGCGTTTTTAGTTGATGTTCCTACGATGTATGGATATTCTGGTATTGAAAGAGATTCATCTTCAAAAGTTAAAAAGTATGCATAGGTACCATCTGGAAAGTCTGGGGTTACACAGTATCTTCCATTAAATGTATCAAGTTCACTTCTTGTTTTTACATATTCATAATCTTCTAAGAAGGTACCTGCAGATAATACAACTGCTTCACCGTCAGATAGTGTTATAGTATCTGTGTATTTCCAATTAATATTTCTGTGAGAGTCGCCTAATTTTTTTCTATAGCTTGATCTAATTTGTTCTACACCTGAAAAACTATCGGTGCCTGTTGTGTAACCGTATGGACCGTATATAGGATAGCCGTCAAAACAGAATCCTAAAATTTTACTATGTCCGTCTGGATGTCTATAGTGGTCTCCTTGAAAACTAGTTTCACTGTAATAAAGTCTACTTCCCCACACATTAGGATAATTCCAACTGTTGTTTAAAAAGCTACCTGTTCTATAATGATATTCGCCAGCAGCAATACTTGCACCATCAACATCAATATTAAAGATATCCGGAAAATTAATTTTATTAAATGTAAGATTAACAGGAGGTAATTTGCTTAGTTTTGGAAATTTCTTTGTTCCAAAACTTTGTTTGAATACAACACCGTTTACAAAAATACCAATCGCTTCGTCTGTATTAGCTTGCGGATACTGTGAATTGTCACCAGCTCTGTATAAAAAACTATAGTTATAATTTTGTTTTTCTATGTTGCTAGTGTCTGTTCTTGCAGGCACAGGATATCCATCCCCAACTACGGTTAAAAAGTTTTTGTTCTTTAAAAACACAGTTTCAGATCTACCAATGCCGGTAGTTGATATTAAACCTAATCCTGATGGGTCAAACGTCATAATAATATTCCTTATACAACGTATTTATCGGATTATACAAATGTACCAAAATCACTTATTGCATTTGCAGGTGTACCGAAAGATCCGTAATCTAAGTCTACAGTTGCCATAAAAAATTCTAATGTAGTTGACACATTATAATTTATTCTTCCAAAATCTAGTTCAGCAACGTTAATATCTCTTACATCAATTCCGTTTACTAGACCTGTAAGATCTCCTATTATTTCAGGAGATCTAATTTCAGTTGCTTCTAGTACAGCAACATTTTGAATATTATAATCGTTTGCATCTAAATTAGCCGATAATTCAGGAGTTGGATCATCTGCTAAAGTAGTTGGACCTGTGTAAGTTACATATAACGCACCATCAATTAGTGTAGTGCCAATATTATTGCCGCCATAAATTTTTATATTTGCGTCTTCAGATAATTCACTAAAATTAACATCTGAAGTTAAAGAAACTGATTTTGTTCCACCATTTGCATTTATAGTGATAGCTGTCGGTGAAGCCTCTAAAGTAATATCAGTTCCAGCTTTTAATGATTTAAATTGTAAATCATAGTTAATTTTTTGTGCAAATAAACCTTGTCCGCCGAAGTCTAAATTACTGGCAGTAGTCTGTTCGTCGTCTCTTAAGTCTAGTTCTTCAAAGTTTTGATTTATCTTGATCATCGCTTCACGAAGATCATCACCAGTTCCGTCGTTTGCTACATTGCCCACATTAATTAAATTTATAGCCATAATATTTTTCCTTTATCCGCCGATGCGTAACTTTGTAGAACTGTTGAATTTGTTAAACAAATATCTATTTCCACTTCCTAGTAAACTTCTGTATTCACTATAGTCGTTGTCAAGCCCAGTTGAATATAGTTGATCAGCTTTTGCTGAGTTTTGTATAAACGCTTTTGCTTCTGCAACAGTTGCATTTGGATTTAATTGTAACCATAGTGTAATCATACCTGCTACTTGGGGTGCTGCCATTGACGTACCGGTAATATTACAAATTCTAAAAGTTTCATCTAGTGGATAAGGACCATCAGTAAATTTATTTACATTACTAGTTGCACTCATTATATCAGTGCCGGGAGCAAACACATCAACACCTGGTCCTGTTTCAGAACTTTCTGTTTTTTGTTCTAGTCCGCCTGTATGTTCTGCACTATCTATATTACCTACATTTAATGCACGTTCGCTATAAGGACTAGAACCTCTATGATATTGTACAGATCCTGTATCTGCTGCAATAAAGTTATCATAATCAACGCCGCCGGTTATATCTATTTTATGATAGTTATTCCCTGCTGCGATAATAACGTGTACACCTGCATCAATAAGTTCTTCTATATCTGTATCAACAGAAGTAATTCTTACATTAGTTTTAAAATTAAATCCACCTGCTGCACCTGATAGTGGAACAAGGCCAAATGCTAGTCTTTCAGATGTTGAATCAATATCTGTACCTGTATACAATGTTCCTCTGTGTGTAAGGTTAATTACAGAGTTGTAAAATCTGTTGTAGCCCCAACTCATATTAACAACAGTAGGTCTTTTATATCCTGTAGCAGGATCGACTGGTTTGTTTTGGTGCCATTCTTTGATTACATCGAAACAATCACTTATAGGTATGCCGCTATTAGGGTCATCAACACCTTGTAATCCAGCTACTTTGACTGCATATATTTTTGCATTTTTAGCCCAACCGTATGTTTTACCCGCAGTAATACCTGCACAGTGAGTGCCGTGACCGTCGTAGTCTGTGTAATGTCCTGCAGGCATAGTGCCACCACCACTAAATCCGTTATACCAGTCTAGTTGTTGCACTCTAGTTACACCATTAGCATCCTGAAATTCAGGATGATCTGCTTGTATGCCGCTGTCTTGAATAACTACGTCAACTCCAGTACCATCTAGTGTATAGTTGTATCCACCTGTTACAGTAAGCCCGTCATATGGGTTAGTTGCTTCGTTAACTCTGCGCAATCCCCAATTAACAAACTCGCCTCTATCTAAAGTTGTTTTAGTAAAGTCGCTGTTTTGTACTGCTCTAATACCAATTTCTAGTGAAGGATCTAAGTCCGGACGTAGTGTTACGCCATACACTCTTGGATCTGATCTAAGTGTTTCAGCCTCTTCGTCAGTAAGCATATAGTGTGTATTGCGCTGAGAAGCAGGGCGGGCATTTGCAACAGTAGCACTCCTGCTTGGAATTGCACCAGCCCCAGTAGTAGCGATCATTTCTTGATTAAATGCTTCGTAGTCTACACCTTTGTTTAAACTTACAATATATTCTTTTTCGCTCATTTTTGCTTCCTATGTTATACTATTTCTTTTAATCCAAATGTGTCACCACTAATGCCGTACCACATTCTTAAATCTTCGCTACTGTAACCATTGGCCATATCATTTACAAGTTTGTATTCAATTAATGCTCCAGGAACTTGTCCGTGGTCATCAACAAACATAAATTCTACCCCGCCATAATAGTTAGATCCTGCTGGGAATATAAATCTTTTAACTGTTGTTCCAGCACCACCGTTTACACTTCTTTCTAAACTAACAACTGCTTCAGTGCTTGTATTAATTGGATTATGTATGTTTGCACTTAGCATTACTTTCATTTTGCTAAAGCCACTTGTTACTGATGCACTTACTGCAATATCATTTGTGTCTGCTTCGTTTCTAAAGTAACTACCAGCAGTAACATTAGCACTACTTGCTGCATTTAATGATGTAGCAAACACATCGTATTCTTCTTGGCCACCACCGGTAAATCCTGTAATAACACTCCACGGAATTGTACCATTTACACCGTCTACTATTAGTGTTGAGTCGTCTGCATAAATGGAGCCATTTACATCGCCTGTAACAGTACCATTAAGAGATCCAGTTACTGTACCAATTAAATCACCTGTGACAGTAGCATTATAAATTTCTACAGTCTGATTTCGTGTACTTGATGTTGTACCAATAATAACATCGCCTGAATTAGTTTGTCCGTTAATTAGTATAGTTGCTGTATCGGCAACATCGCCTGGTGTATTAGGAGTTGTTTGTAACTCCATATAATTAATACCAGCAGTGTCTAGTTGTATTTTACTTAATCCTGCATTTGCTGCGCCGCCGAAGAGTTCTAAAAATCCTTGCGCTTCTACATCAATATTACTACCACTAGTTAAATTCTTTATTGACGGTGTTCTTACTAAATTTGAAGATATATCACCTACAATTTTCCCGTTTACACCATCAACAAGTAAACTTGAATCATCTGCGTATATGCTACCTTTTAAATCGCCTTCTATACCACCGTCTGCATTAATAGTTGTTGTAACCCTACCATTAAATCTTAAATTAGTTGCTGTTAAGTTAATAGCAGTGTTTGTACCTTGCGGCCCTAAACTAATTGCTTCGTTAGGTGAATTGCCTTCAGTAAGAATTGAAATACTATCGTCTGCTGTAATATTAGCAACAATTAATGCTGTATCAAAAGTAACATTACCTAACAAGTTAGTTGTACTAGTTGCATTACCTACATTTACAGTAGTTGCCGTAGTACCTACATTAAGTGTCGTGTTATCAATATCACCTGTAAGATCAAATGCTGCGTTATTTACTGTTGCACCACCTAAGTCTAATGTTCCTGGTATTGATACAACATTTCCTGCGTGACCAATTGTTGTTGTACCACTTGTGCCAGTACCTATATTAACTGCTGCTGTTGCTGCGCCTTCAATACTAACAGGACCTGTGGAAGCAACTTGTATTGCTCCTGTACTATCATTGTAATTAAAGCTACCTGCTGCACCACCTACTGTAATTAATTGTCCTGTAACAGGATTAATATTAGTTCCAATTATATTTGGTGAAGTTGTAGTAGTAAATGTTGCTGAATTTGCATACATTGCATTTCCAACAGCGTCTACCATAACACTAGAATCGTCAGCAAATACTGAACCTGTTATATCTCCTGTATGATATCCAGTAGTATCACCAGTTACATCACCAGTTACATCACCAGTAAATGTTGCATTTGTGCCGTTAGTACCTGAATCTAATACTGTTGTACCGTTTGTTGCTTTTACGTCACCTGTTACGTTGCCGGTTATATTTCCTATAAATGCTGCTTCAACTGTGCCTGCAACAAATGTTTCACCGTTTATTGTCCATTTATCAACAGTGTCATTCCAGACTAAAGATTTATTAGCAGCAAGTCCTCTATCAATTTCTATACCACTTGTACCTAATGTTACACCTGTTCCTGCTTCACCTTCGTTTAGAGTGATAATATTATCAGAAATATTTGTATTAGTTGTATTAACTGATGTTGTTGTTCCGTTAACTGTTAAGTCACCTGCGATTACAACATCATTGAAATCCGATTGTCCTGTTGTAGCTTGTACATTACCGTTTACATCTCTCCAAACACCATCTTGGTACATTTGAAATCTGTTAGTAGTTGTGTTGTAAACAACGTCACCGTTTTGCGGAATTATCAATGCTATATCAGCAGCACTTACTAGAGAGAATTTAAAAGGTAATCCGTTTGCAATTTTAATTCTGTTTTCTGCATCTAAAAGTAAATCTGTTGCGCCATATATTTCGCCAACACCTAAACCTGTACCTGCACCAAATGTATCTGCTTGGCTATTATATAAATTTACATTACCTGTATTATTTTGGCCAATATTAATATCGTAATTTTCTGTAGCTTCAATTTTTAAATCTTGTCCATTAGTGCCTTCAACAAAACTTGTATTGACTACAGGAGATGTTAAACTAGTATTTGCTGTAATTTCATCTGCTGTAACTGTAGTAGTGTCTACCGGAGCAAGTATACGTCCGCTAATACCATCAACTAGTACTGTACTATCGTCTGCAAATACGCTACCTTTAATATCTGAATCAAATGCACGGCCTTCATCGAATAAGTTAGCAATACTAGAATCTAAATCTGCTTGACGTAAAAATCCTATATCGTCTTGAAATTCTGAAAGGAAGCCTGGTGCACCTTGTAGTGCAGCATAACTTACTTTTCCAGTTGTTGCATCAAATACTTTAGAGCCGCCATAGCTTACAAGATCACCGACTAATTCATTAGCTGTAACAACATTCCATTTTGCAGCGTTTGTACCTACGTTGCCTATGCCATTAATAGACGGTAATAAGTTTCCTGTACTAACAATATTTGATACGTTAATTGTACCAATATCATCAAGTGGTCTAAATTCTATTCCAGAACCTGTTTCATTAACTTTTACAAAGTAGTTCTCACTGCCTATAAAAGTGTTTGGAGTATCTGTTAAATCTTTAAAGTTTTGAGCAACTAGCTTATTGCCGTTAACTGTTACTTCTGCGGCATTTATAGTTCCTAAAGCAAATACGTTTTGAACATTGACAATTGAGTTTTCACGCAAGTCTAAGTTATCAGCTGCGGGCAACTCTTTAATTTTATTACCATCGGTAGTATCAAGTATCAGTGGAAATCTATTTGCCATTCTCATCTATCCTATTGTTTTATATATTTATCGTAATCACTTAAAGCGCCGCTATCCTAGCTTGGAAGTCTGTAAAATCTATACTTGCTGCCGCTGCTGCTTTTATATCAGATTTTAGTTGCTCTACACTAGGAATAACACCGTTCACGCCATCTATTAATGTTGTGCTGTCATCAGCAAATACACTACCCTGTATGTCTCCAACCATTCTTCCTATTACCGGACCGTTGAACACAATTCCGCCAGTGCCGTCGTAGTCGCCGGCTAAAATACTTACAATACGTCCGCTTATAATTACGTCACCCGTTTGTTTGCCAGGATCTGCAATGCCGCCGGCGATCCATACACCGCCACCGTTGCCATCTGGAAGTGTTGCACCGTAGATATCGAAAATGTTATCTGTGGTTGTTATACGGCCTCCCCTGTCACCTGGTATTGTTGCTGTGTTAAGATACAATGCTTCGTCGTTAATAGTAGAAATAGTATTGTTGAGCACAGTGTTTTGTAGATTTATTTTACTATTCACACCATCTACTAATAGTGTGCTATCATCACCAAACACACTACCAGTAATGTCACCATCTACATTCAATCCATCTACAGTACCGTCACCTTTGAATTTCCATTCACGATCGCCAACAGTGATAGTTGCAGTTTCTGCTTCAATTTCATTCTGCCAAGCATTGTATGCGTTTAATACATTAAGTGCTTCATCTACTACTTCGTCTGGTATTAAAGGATTTAGAGCCTTTTGCTGTACAGCAATTCCATAGTATGTGTAATCTGATGGTGGTGCTAACTGTGCTCCATAATCGCCTGCGTCTAGTAGTGCATCTAATACAGCTCTTGCATCATCATAAGCAGTCTCAAGTGTTGGTATATTGCTACCAGCAGTTAAAGAGTTAATTCCTGCGGCAGTTACTACATCATTAATATCTGTGCCGCCAATCTGTAGTACACCGCCTACTACGCTTAGTGTAGTACCGCCTAAATCAATAGTGCTACCACTTAGATATATGTCACGGAATCTGTTTGTAGCACTACCTAAATCATATGCTTCGTTTGCATCTGGAACAACGTCACCACTGATTGTCCCGTCTAGGTTGATTACATTATTAACACCATCTACTAGTGTAGTCGAATCGTCGCCGAACACACTGCCTTGTACATCTTGTACTTCTGTAGGTGCTCCACCGTTTACAAGTAATGCACCTCCTGCTGTAATTTCAATTCTAGCACCGTTTAAGTAGATAAAGTCTGCAACGTGCAAGTCTGCCCATTGTTTAGCAGCACTTCCTAAATCATAAGTAGAATCTGTACTCGGTAAAACATCTGCAACCGCACCGGACACATTTCCGTTAGCAGTATAAAGCTCATTAAAGTTTTCGTTTATTTTTCTAAATGCTGTGCGTAACGGATCTCCGTCGCCTTTATTAGCACTAGTACCTATATCAATTATTTGCTTTGCCATTATTTCGGGTTCCCCACTTTAATTCTTAACTTCCCTGATGTTGCTACTGCTTGTCTAGGCTGTTGATTCTTTGTATCTTCACTTGTAGGAGCACCTTGTTTGATCAAGTTATTGATATTTTTTGTTTGTTTTCGTTCTTGTTCAGACATTAGTGCTTTCCTACTACAACTTCTATAATTCCACGGTCACCATCAGTTTTGTCTTCAAGTGCCTTACCAATAATAGTACCAACTTTAGGATCATTATCTACAATAGCATATCCTGGTACAGCACTAGTTACAAGTATATCACCTTTGTTAACTTTTCCAATAACTTTACAAGGAACTCGTCCTTGCAATGCTAGTGCTACAATATTGTCACCTTGTGCGTGTGAGTTCATTAAGTGTGCTGGATTAGTAGATACAACTCCTGCTGCACTTCTTTGTCCTTTAGCAGTACATACAGTTACTTCTTGACCGCCGCCAAACACTAATACAGTACCTGGTTCATAATCAGCATCGGCCAAATAGTTTTCTGCCAAGTCAGCGTAGTAAGCTTCGGTTGCAGTACCACGGAAGAACGTTGCATATACATTAGCATATTTTACAGTTGTACTACCGATATCGTAAGCATTGTCTGTATCAGCTATTACGCCCGATGAACTAAAGATAAACGGTGTAACACTTGAACTTGTTGCACTATCTGCTGTAACAATACCTACTTCGCCGGCTGTAGTCTTACCTGTGTTTCCGCCGATTGCAATACCAGTTGAAGCCGAACCCTTTTCGCCCGGTGCCTCAATAAAGCTACTGTAGATCCAATCTACAGCAAGTGCCGACTCTCCGTTTAAGTTTGAAATATTTTTTAGAGTACTTTCAGTTACACCAGCTGAACCAATGTCAACACATCCTGGTATTTCTACATCCGGTCCAAATGATGTTGTGCCAGTTTGACCAACTGATCTCAATATTTCACCTTGAGCCGGCGTTTTAAATACAAGCTCTAGAGAGTTTAGACTTAATACTTCGTAACTCGGATCACCTCCAAGTATCAAGGAGTTAACCTGTATACTACCGTTTTGATCTGTTTTTACAATTGAGTTAGTTTCACCTGTAATACTAACATTTGAAATACCGTATGTTCCTTCGCCTGTTTTAATAAGTGCTTGACCAGGATCATCTGTAGGTAAAACTGCATCAACAAAGTCATCGTCTGTTAGGCCGCCGCCTTCTGATATCACTGTGCTAAATGGAATTTCATCTATATCGTTATCTGAACTATCTCCACTATAGTTACCTAGTACAGTTCCGTCTTGTATTCTTTGTATAGCTCTTAATGGAAGATCTCCGTTTTCAATAGTTAACCAACCATTAATTGAAGTAAAGATACCGCTATCAAAACTTGCTACACCTAAATTACTTTGGTTAATGTTTACAGGATTTGCTCTAGTAGTTGCTGCATTTAGGTTTAATTTACTTTGAGAAATGCCTGCGTTTGCTGCAATATCAGCATTAACAATAGTGTTTGGTTTAATTTGAACATCTATTTCTGTATAGCGATCAGTAACTTCATTACCTACTACTGTAGTTACTCTATTAGTTGATACTTGAATGTCGCTTGTTGTTGAATATACACCATTTGCCCATTCGTCAACTGGACCGTCTACAACTAAACCTTCTGGACCACCAATAACTGTAATTACATCAGGATCAGGTGATGTTGCTACTGGCTTGCCGTCACTGAACTCGCCTAGTACAGGGTCGTATATGATTTCTACAATATTACCTTCAAGACCAACTAGTCCGTTCTTAACATCAACAATAGTACCTGTTGCGCCTGTTATAGTACCACTGATAGTTTGGCCAACTTCAAACGGTCCACTTACTATTGTTCCAGCATCAATGATAAGTTTTTTATAACCAGTACCTACTAGCAACTGACCTTCGTCGTAATCATTATACTCTACTGAACGTAGATCTTTAATTTCGTCGCTTTCGCCGCCTCCTGCATCAACATATGCTTTAGTTGCAGCATCTGAATCTGAGTTAGGTGCTTTTAGGTTTGTAATTGTATTGCCTGCTGCATTCAAATCGTCTGTCATTGGAACAGCACCGTTTGGAGCAAGCACACCTGGGCCTAATTTGTTAGCAACTGGATTACCATTTACATCATAACCTAAACGTCTGTTAACATATCCACGAACAGCACCTTCTGTTGGCACTGAGTCCGAAGCGTTATCTGTCATTGCTGTGTCTGTTGAGAATTCAGTAACAACAACACCACGTTTAAATCCTAGACCATCCACGTCCGAAAGCGCAATACTTGCACTAAATGTAACTGTACCAGTACCTTGGTCAACGCTGAAGAATTTACCTACACGGAAAATACCATTTTGGTCTGTACTTACAAAGAACACACGACCTTTACCACGTTCAACAGTTTCTTTGGATTCGTCCTTTTCACCTGGCTCACCAAAGATAACGTTTGGATAGTTTGAATCGTTAAATCCGCCAGTACCAATGTCTAAGAAGTCGTGTCCTGTAGCACGACAGGTTGAAATGTTAACTGTAACATCACCTTTTGCACCTGCTTTTAGACCTGCACGTAGAGTAATTAGCTCTGATCCTAGTACAACTGGACTGTGTATACCGGTTGCGTTTGTTTGGTTAATAGTATCTATGTCTGTTAGTTCTACAATTTGATATTGGTTATCTTCTGCAATTGGAACAATAGTATCTCGCAAAGTAGTAATAGTACCAGCAGTTGTATATGGTCCAAATGTAGTGCCGTCAACTGTTGTTGTTAAACCACTATCACTGTAAAGTTCAGCAGTAGTTCCTGTAGTGTTGTTTACATAATAGCTATTGCTATTAAGTTGTGTCATACCTTCAACACCGGTAATTGTAATAAGTTGACCGTTTTCTAAATTAATGTCTGTGTCAAAAGTAACAACTACTGGATTAGCTTGAGTTGCTCCAGTAATATTTGTTGTAACGGCAGTTGATTTCACACCTCTTGCATTATAAACATAGTGCTTCTTACCTTGCCAAGTTATGATCGGTGCATATGTTGCTAAACTATCAGTAGTCCAACCTAGTGGTCTATTAGTAAGAGGTGTTCTTAAGTTATTGTTTAAACGGAATACTTCGTTGTCATCTAGTACTGGTTGTACAGCTAATATTGTGTCTCCTGCTGTTCCACCTTTAGTAGTTCCGCTAGTAAGTTTGTTTATTCCTCCAGGTTCATAAACTTTGTTTACGGATTCTTGTGCCTTTGCACTATCAATAAGCATTCTAATATAATCGTAACCTTCGTCAAATCCAGCTTGTGACGTATTAGCAGGCAGTTCGTTGCCTAAACTGTCTGATGTTAAGAAGCTAATACTTCTGTATACAAAGCTTGGGTTTTCGTCAAATATTATCGCAGTCGAAGGACGAATTGTTAGTACATCTGGTCTTGCTAAGTCTGCAATAATATGTGTTTGGTTACGTCTGTATTGTATTATTGTTCCATAAGGTACAGGATTTAATAAACCATTTTGGCTAAACTGTGCATCGCCAGTTGAGAAGTTCAATTTATAAATTGTTCCTGTAAAGTACGGAGTAGTTGCTTCTACTGCAATAGTACCTGTAATTGATACTCCGGTAATTAAACCTGCTGATGGTATAGCATCGCCGTTGTCAACTTCAGTAATTGTAATTGTTGCATCGTTTGTTGGAGTCGTACCACCAAGTTGATCACCTGTAATTGTTAGTGAATCTCCAACTCGATATCCTGTTCCAGGATTTTGAAGTATTACGCCATATCCATCATTAATAGTTTTAGTAATTGTAAAGTTTGCGCCTGCTTCTAGTCCTGTTGCATCAACTCCACCTACAAAGTTAGCGTTTATTTCACTTGTTATTTCGTCACCAACGTTTAGATATGATCCTACAATATGCTGTACTACTTCTACGTTTGCTACTTCATAACGTGCAAACGCAGGACGAGCAGGATGATAAATGTCAAATTCTGATCTGTTTGACGGAGCATCTTTCATATCATAAACAAATAAGTTTAGACTTTCTGCTTCGTTTCTAAAACCAGTGCTGTCAACTCTAATCGGAACACCGTCGACCCCGTAATTAACCGGTCCTGTTCCATTTGTAATCTGGTTTGTAGTATCAAATGCTCCATCTACGTTTGTTAGGTATACTGTTTTTGAACCGTTTACACTTGTGTCAACTGCTACAGTGCCTTCTGCTAGTGTAACTGCCTGTGTAAATACATCTCCAGCTACAGCAACGATTGGATTTGTTACTGTAAGTATTACATCATTTGTAAATGCTTTAGCTGGTTGCACCATATCTTGGTACAATTCAATCCCGTCTGGAATTTCGTTCGGATCTGCACCTTCAGCAACTAGGCCAAATTCACCATAACAACTTGAACCTGTCAGCGATCTAATCTCAGCACCGTTCTTTGAATAGTAAGAAACATAACAATAGTATGTAAACATACTAACCATTTCTGATAGCGCACCGTTCACAGCAACTAGACCGTATCCTAAGTCGTTAATCTGTGTAAAGTCGTTACCAAGCATAGAACGGTTACCAGCTGTTTGTAATGTAATTGGAATCGGAGAATTTACACTTTGTACAGTTCTGTGAATAATTAAAGTTCTATTTGCAGCAATATCATTTGCTGCTGCGTGTAGATTAATATCAGCAATTAACGCTTCGTAGTCTGGGTATGTTGGATTGTCTGGCAAAATATTTAGATTGCCGTTTCTAACTACATCTTCAATTAATCCGATTCTATCAGTAAGTAGTGTTGATTCAGTAGCAGTTGCAAATGGAGCAACTTGACTCTGCACTTCAACGTTTCCTGTTGTAGGTGTAACTGCGACACCTTGAATAATATTAGAAACTACAGATGCTAAATGTACATATGCGTCAGCTGTTGCTGTTCTTTGATCTACTGGTAATTGTGCTACTGCACCGTCATAATAAGCACGAGCATTAGTTATTGTTGCACTATTACCACCGTATAAAACATCATATGTAAGTGCATCAACAATGTACCTTACATCTCTAGCACATTTAACTTGGTCGTATCCCGTTGGCGGCGTATTTGCATTTACATATGCAACAACTTCTGCTGCAATAAATGCTCTGTTAGCCTGTAATTGAGTTGCAGCATCATCTGCATCTGTTGTTGGCAATACATCTGGATTTGGAAAAACTAGTGCATCTGCAACACCGTCGCCTGGCTCACTTACGCTCTGTACACCATTAACGATAATGTCAACAACTTCGTCAAAGGCTGTAGTAACACGAGTTTCTGCTGTTACATAATCATCTACTTCAGCTAAAGATAAAACTTCGCCTTTAGCAAATTGTATAGCCTGTGTTGTTTGTGACTGTTGGTTTCCTTGTACATAAGATCCGGTTGCTCTTTGATACGCAAGACCATTATATACACTGTTATAGTTTGTTCCTAATGCAGTATCGTAACGAGCACCATCTAAAATGTATCCTGTGTCTCTAGCACACTTATCTTCGTTAAATTCAAAATCGCCTACGCTGTCAAGGTCAATACCTGTAGAAAGTTGCGAAGTAACACCTGTAAATCCTATACCATCGTTTGAGCTAGGATCAAGTATAATTTCTGCTGTGCCAGCAGCCGGATCATAATTTGTTACAGCGTTAACTTGGAAACGTCTGCCATCTACATAAAATGCACAAGGTACTTGAGGACGTCTTACAAACAAACCTTGTGGTTCTTGTTGGCTTCCAAGACTCTTAATTGCAAGTCTAAAGTTACTGCCATCTACTTTTTCTATAACTTGTACTGCCGAGTTACCTACGAATGCATCAACAAACAATCCACCTCTAAAGTCTTGTCTGTTCACTGACCCAGAGAAACTTGAACCTGTTTGTACATATGGTGATTTAGTTAATACTTGTCCTTCTGGGTCAAGTACAAGCATAAAGCCACCGTGTCCTTGTACAGTCATATTACGTAAGATAGTAGCATCGTTCATTAAGAACACATCCATTTCATCGTTGCGTAATGGTGGATTATATTCTGAGTTAAATGCAAACTGTACAGTATTAATTAAGTTTCTTAGTACTGTAGTAGGACCGTCAATCTCTCTCCAATATGCTGTAATTTCATTTGCGCCAAAAACACCGCCTGAAGTGTGTTCTTTAGTAGGAGTGTAGTAACGGTCTACGCCTGCTGCTGTAAATTTAACAACATTACCTAGTCTATAAACTTTTCCTGGTTGCCAAAAACTTGGTTCTCCTGAACCGTTAAATAAATCTTGCGAATATTCAGTGTTAACACCTGGACTTGCTGGTGCGCCTTGGGGGCCATAGAGTGTTGTTGGTGATTCGCCTTTTATTAGTTTTGCTGCAACAGTATAAATGTGTTCTATACCTGCAACTGTTTCTGTTTCAGTTCCTGCTTCGACTGCTCCTGCGTAGTATTGGCCTTGTGCTTCTAGTGAAAACTCATTGCCGCCATTACGGAAGTCTTTAATAAGTGCATCAACGATCAAACGTGCATCGCGCTCACACTTAGTTCTCGAATATCCAGCTGAACCGATAAGTGCAGGATATGTAGTTTCTACATAGTTAACAACTTGCTCTGCAATAAATTCTTTATTGTCAATAAGTGTAAGTGCATTTGTTTCCCATTTACCGACGTTTTCGTAACCTGCACCTGTATTTTTTAGTCTATCAGGTTTAGTTAAGTAATGATAACCAAAGTAACCGTCAACTGCATCTGTTAATGGGTTAACATACTTAATACCATTAGGAACTGAGTCTACAATAATAAGAATATCTGCTGCTCCGTTGTTTCCTAAGAATTCATCACTAATAATAATTCTTTCACCTGCTTGAAAATCTTTACCTGCGTTTGTAATAACAACATTAGAGACAGCACCGTCTGCATCAATAGTAATATCAAATGTTGCTTCTTTACCTAGTTTATCTGTAGACCATTGATCTACAGAATATACAGTTGTAGTTCCTGTACTTCTTAGTGCATCTATTTGAGATGTAAAATTAATATCGCTAATTGAGCTTGGGCCTAGTACAAGTCCGTCAAATTCTGCGTCACGGTAGAAGAATGTATTTGCCCAACGTGATTGTGATACACGATCTTTTGGACGTATAATTACACGGCGGAATTCGTCACCCTTGACTGACACGTTAGCCGGAACACGGATTGGATAATCTTCTTCGTAAATACCACTTTCAATTCTAATTGAAATTTGAGTATTTCTTACATAGTTTCCGTATTCAATTTCTTCACCTTCTTCAAACTCAATTGGTTCAAGTAGCTGAATTTCAATTTCATCTGTTTCGGCTACGCTTACTACTCTCGGTCCTGCTTCGTATCTATAATCAATAATACGTCCAACTGCACCTGAGTTTTTACCACGTACAACTTTACCTGGAATGATATCTGTATTTTCTGGATCAGCCTGATCGATAAATCCTAAGTTTCCGTTTCCAACATTTAGTTTATATGTTGTTACACCGTCAACGATACTAGGAGCATCAAGGACACCTGCTGTTGGACCATTAATAATGTTTAAGATAATATTAAATTTTGATTCGATAACATTGTCTGCAAGGCTATCTGGAACAATAGCAGGCTCGATGTACTGAGCCACTCTATTTTGGTATGCAACAGGTGGTGCAGTATTAGTCAACACATAATTTGTAACTAGTTCTTTTGCATATTCAATGCCTGCTACAGTTTCAACTAATTGAGATCCAATTGCTTTTTGTGCGCTAACGTTTGAATAATAACGTATACCTGACCAACGTGATAGATAGTTTGCGTTATCCCCTAGTAGTGCATCTAAGCTCACACTATCAAGAATATATTCTACATCTCGTTGACATATTTCTTCGCTATATGTACCTGCAAAGTCGGGGAAAGTTGCATTGATATATGCTGTAACTTCTTTAGCAACCCATTCTTTGTTGCGAACAATCAAACTTCTTGCGTTGTTTCTTCCAGAAGGTGGCGAAGCAACTCCGGCTGTTACAATAGAACTGTTCCCTGCACCTGTTCCAAATGTCATAGTTTGCATATAAGGACCTGGTTCTGCAGGAGCAGCAATCATTATTTCTTCTGCTTTACGGGCGGCAGCATTTACAGTTCTAAATGAATATGCTGGTGCACGGCCTTCTTTCCCTTTCGGAACGCCAATCATTCTATCATCGCCTGATGTACTTACATACAGGTTAATATTTGTAAATGAAGCAGCGTTGTCTACATATAGTTTTGTTGCTGCTTGAAGATCGTCTGGTCCGTTTGGTAAGCCAGTCCCGACAAGTTCGCCAGGATGATCAAACAGATTAAGAGCACCAGTCATTGAATCGCCTTGACGTCTTACAATTGACTTACGTGGTAATGCAATATTACTTAACCAGTTTCCTTCTAGTTCTGGATCGTATGCAGCATCTGTAATAGAGAACGATCCCGAGCCTCCTGCAAGTGGAATGCGTCCTGTTGCATTAATTGCATCAGATTCTGTTTCGTATAATCCAATAGCATCTTGATTAATAACTTTAATATAATAAGTTGTTCCGGTAGTTACTCCAAACGGATCAGTACCAGAAGAAGCAAAAACAAATCCTGATCCGTTGTATGCTTCAGTTAGTCCGTGGCCTGGTATAGTTAAATTACCAATTGAGAGACCAGTTGCTGTCAGTGTATAAATTGAAGAACTTGCAGGTTCATCACCTAGACGCAGGCCGCCACCTGCAACATCTTTAGACTGATAATTTCTATCAGCATATGATTTGTTAATAACAAGATCGTCTATTGAAATTTGGTTATCTGGACCTCTATGCACAGCGTTAAATGTGTCAACAGCATCTTGGTTAACAGTAATACCTGCTATTGCTTGTGTAGCACCATCTAAAGGACCACCTAATGTCGGAGCAGGGTCGTTAGATACTTTAGATACAAGTTGTCTTAATATTACTTTACCGTCTATTGAAAAATCAAACCCAATAGTATCAGGTGATCCGTCCAAGCTATTATCAGAAGCAAGTTCTAAAAGGTTTAGTCCACTACCATCTGAACGTACAACAGGAATTTTGTTTTCATTCCCTTCATAATTGTTAGGGGTATCACTTAGGTCTGTAAACGATATTTGTCCACCTATACCAAATACAGCATAAAGTTCTTGGAAGTTTTCGTTTACTTTACGAAACGACTCGCGAATGCTATCGCCTGTGCCGTCATTACCTTCGATGCCGATATCAATTTGTTGCTTTGCCATTTAAAAATGCTCCGTTTATATTGCTGGACTTGCTAATTTGTCCATATCAAAGTTAACACTAACACCGCATCCACAAGCTGATTGTGCATTAGGATTGTTTACTTCGAACATAGATCCCATAAGATCTTTTTTGTAATTTATTTCTGTACCAATTAAAAACATTAATGAGTGTTTGCCTATTACAAAGGTACAATTGTTATCTGTTTTTATAACTTCGTCACCTTTTTCTAATTCTTCAGGAGACTGCATCATCCCCCATTCATACTCAAATCCTGCACAACCTCCGCCTTTAATATTCAATGTAATTGCATAGCACTCATTTTCTTGACATAGTGTGTCAATTTGTGCTTTTGCAGCGTCAGTTAGTGTACAGATACTCATATTTTGTCCTTCTATGATAGTATTTATTATTTAATTTTATAATCTTAATGTAAATATAGTTATGTATTTGAATGAATATAAAAAGCAAACACGGCACGTTCGTAGTAGCAAAACAGGTAAAGAACACACTTACACACGTGAAGTAACTTATTGTGTATTTCGATGTGACAGTTGTGATGCAGAGTTTGAACGTGCTAGAGGTTCAATGGATCCTAAACGGTTGAGCAATTCCTACTTTCACGTATGTAAGAACTGTGATAGTAAGAAATTTGCTCAAAAGAAAGGCGTAGAGCAAAAACAGAAATGGAATATGACTGCTAGTAGCTCTACGCCTATAAGTAAATTATAGGTTCTTCCAAGTAAATGCTCCGAAGAACATTTCGTCCTCTGACATCTGTCCCCACGGTACTTCTCTGCTTGGGTCAGGATTCATAGGATTGTTAGCTGAATTATCAAACCAACCTTCTACGTGTAATCTTGTACCTTGTGGTAAAAACTTAGGTTCACGCCAAGTATAAGAAAGTTGCCAAGCATATTCATAACGTGGAATGTCGATAAGTTCTTCTACTTCACCGTTTGGATAGTATGCTGTTGCTCGCATTGCTTTACCTCGGAAGTGCATATGAGGTAAAAATGTATGCAACATTACATCATTCTTTAGTACAACATCAGCTTCTTGTTTGAAGTTAGGATCGTATGGCGGAATAGGTGTCCACGTGTTAGGGAATA